GCCGTTTATGGCGATTATTCTTATACGGCAATGCCTAAATATTTTTGTCCATTCGATGACTATCTTTTTTATGTTGGTCCATTCCCTGATCAAAATTACACAGTTGAGATTGTTGGAACATATCGTCCTCAGAGCTTGGGACCAAGTTCTTCTGACACAACATTTTTAACAAATTATCAAACCTACACAGGAACTGCGTATCCAAATTACGCGAGCACGACGACAACGACATTTATCAGTCTGTATTTGCCTGAGTTATTCATCATGGCGAGCATGATTTATATTTCTGCCTATCAGCGTAACTTCTCAAGCGCACTTGGCAACGATCCTCAAATGCCAATTACCTACGAGACACAATATCAGGCTTTATTAAAAAGCGCGCTCGAGGAAGAAAATCGCAAAAAGTTCGAGGCCGCGGCTTGGTCTTCGCAGGGTCGTTCTGTTTCTGCTACACCTACTCGAGGCTGATAAATGCCGCATTCTACATTAAAATTAATACCGGGCGTTGATCAGAACAGAACGCTTGCTCTTAATGAGGCTGCAATTTCTAATACGCAGCTTGTAAGATTTATTCCAGATAAGCAAAATATTGGTCTTGTTCAGAAGCTCGGAGGCTGGGTAAAATATTTTAATTCAAGCCTTGCAACCGTCGTGCGTGCATTGTGGGCTTGGGAAGACACAAACGCTGTAACCTATCTTGCTGTTGGCGCTGAAGGCAACGAGACAAACGGTAGCGGTCTTTCTGTTATTTATAATGGCGCAAGACAAGTATTAACGCCAACAACGAGCGTTTTAGATGTTGGCATCAACACAACGTCCGCAAGTTCAAATACGCCATATTATTATTCTTGCACTGCATCTACGAGCGGCACAGCGGCAACTGTCACTTTTAGCGGTTATCATTATTTTAAAGTTGGTGATTATATTTATATCAGCGGAATGTCTGTTTCGCTTTATAATGGGACGCAAATTGTTACGGCTGTCCCTGCTTATAACCAGATACAATTTACGATTGCACCCGGGACAGCAGCCGGAACTGGCGGCGTATTAACATACAGCAACGGCATAGAAACAACTGTAGGATCATCTACAGTTAATTTTTACATCCCAAATTCTAACTTAAACAGCTACAGCTCTGTTTATATCAAAACGCCTATCAGCGTTGGTGGCTTAGTTTTGTTTGGTCTTTATCAAGCTACCTATGTCAGTATTAACAATTTTACAATTCAAGCAATAGATGCTTTGGGCAATCCGCAAGTCGCAACATCGTCAGTTTCTACATATCCCGGCCTTGGTGCAATGCCCGTCTTTTACCTTACAGACGGACAAGCCGTAGTTTATGTTTACTTGCCAAATCATGGATTTGCTGTTGGCGACTCTTTCGCCGTTATTGATCCTATCAAAGCGGGCACCGTATCGATTTCTGGTAATTACACTATTTTAAGTCTTGGCGATTCTACAGGCGCTAATACAACAAATTATTTTTCAATTGGTGCTAATAGCACTGCAACAAGAATTAATCCTACATCTTTTAGCGGCAATGGATCTTATGCTTCTGTTGTGTTTCCTACAGGTTATGGTTTCACAATTGGCGATACAATTAAAGTAGAAAATTGCCCTACAGCCGGATTTAATACCTCCGCAGCTATTGTTGTCGATGTTACTGTCACTACAGCAACAACGACTGTTAAATATGCCAACTCAACTGTTGGCACTGTTTCTTCTGGTCTTGGTTCCTGTTTTATATCTAANATTATTGCCTTATCAAATGGCGGTTATGCAGATATTGTAATTTATCGTTCTCCTGCTCCTCTTCCTACAGGAACCGGATACGGCGTTGGCGGCTATGGACAAGGCGGTTACGGAAACGGCGTTATTCCTCCAACTCCAACATCAGCAACAACTGCTACGTCAGGAACGGGAACTGTTGCGACAATTACTTATAACAGCACCAACCTTTTCAGCGTTGGCGATACTGTGCAAGTTTCTGGCGTAACGCCAAATGGATATAATGGTATTTATCTTGTCACGGCTGTCCCTGCGACAAATCAAATAAGTTTTGCAAACACAACGACTGGCGCGCAGACTGTTGCAGGAACTGTAACGAACATTACGCGACAGGGATCTCCAATCACCGTCACTGACTGGACGTTGGACAATTGGGGCTCAAGCCTTATCTCATGCCCAATTAATGATGGTATATTTATTTGGAATCCAACAGCCGGTTCTGGATTGGCTTCAATTATTCCTCAAGCGCCTCCAGTAAATGACGGTATGTTTGTCGCGATGCCTCAGCGTCAAATTATTGCTTGGGGATCTACTTTTACAGGCATTCAAGATCCGCTTCTTATTCGTTGGTGTGATGTTAACGATTATAATGCTTGGATCGCGTTGCCAACAAATCAGGCTGGTTCTTATCGCCTGCCTCGTGGATCTCGAGTTGTTGGATGCATACAAGGGCCGCAGCAAGGTCTTGTCTGGACTGACTTGGCCGTGTGGGCCATGCAATATTCTGGGCCTCCTTACGTCTATCAATTTAACGAAATTGGCAATGGCTGCGGATTAATTGCTCGTAAGGCTGCAGCGTCCATGAACGGCATCGTTTACTGGATGAGTCAAAGCCAATTCTTTATGCTTGGCGCAAGCGGTGTAGAAATCATTCCGTGTCCAATATGGGACGTAATATTCCAAGATTTGGATACAACTAATTTAAGCAAAATCCGTATTGCTCCAAACTCTCGCTTTGGCGAAATCATGTGGTTTTATCCGACAAAAAGCAATGGCGGCGAAGTCAACGCTTATGTGAAATATAATGTTACAATGCGTCAGTGGGACTTTGGAACGCTGTCGCGAACTGCTTGGATTAATCAGTCTGTTCTTGGCTCCCCAATTGGTGCAGGTATCGACGATCAGGCAAGATATTATATTTATCAGCATGAAGTGGGTCAGGATGCCGATGGCGCTGTAATGAACAGCAGCTTCCAGACAGGTTATTTTGTCATAGCAGACGGCGAATATAAGGTTTTTGTCGATCAGGTATGGCCAGATATGAAATGGGGCTTATACAACGGCAATCAAAATGCTCACATTAATCTCACATTCTATGTGACAGATTATCCGGGAGATACGCCAAGAACGTATGGTCCTTACAACATATCAATCGACACAGAATATATTACACCGCGATTCCGTGGACGCTTAATGTCTATAAAGATACAAAGCGATCCTAACGAAACAGGAACTTTCTGGCGTCTTGGCGCTATGCGTTACCGCTTTGAACAAGATGGGAAATTCTAGTGGCGACAATTGACGATATTTTAACAACACAGAAAAATGGCGTTGTTGCTATTAATAATCTGTCGCAGACTTTGACATCTTTTTACACTGTCTATCAGTCTGTAACTGGTAAGGCCACGTCAAATACAATTCAAACAACTTCCATGGTTTTTACAGGATCAGGAAGGCTTGTTGGCTTTACTGTTATGACAGGCGGCTCTTCTACAGGAACGCTTTATGATTCCATAATTGTTAATATTACTGGTGCTTCATATACGTCTACGGCTGCTACATTGGTATATGGCAGCTCAAAAGCAGTTTTTGCCGTTGGTGATTTAATAACAGTTTCTGGCATAACGCCGTCGGGTTACAACGGAACATTTACAGTAACCGCCATCGGGACGGATATAACGACCGGCGCTCCAAATGTTACCTACGCCAATACAACTAACGCCGCTTTTACTGTTTACGGCATTGCATTTAACAGCAGCATAAGAAATCAGCGAGCTTCTGTTTCTACAACTGCTAATTTTTATCCTTACAATATTCTCATAACGACAGGTCTTGTTTATGTGCCCGGCACAAATCAGACTACCAATTTCACTTATTCTCAGTAATGGGATTTGGCCATGCCGCTTAAGTCAGGAACGTCACAAGCAACAATCTCTCAGAATATTTCTGAAATGATGCATGCTGGGCATAAGCAAGATCAAGCGGTCGCGGCTGCTCTTTCACAGGCTCGGCGCTCGCGCGCTGAAGGCGGTGAGATCAATGAAAAAATTCATGTTGGCCCTATTCACAGTAATGTGGCTGGCCGCACTGACCATCTTCCAATCAATGTTCCTTCGGGAGCATACGTCATCCCCGCAGACATCATCTCGGCAATGGGTGAGGGGAACACGATGGCAGGATTCCAAATCGCCAATGAAGTGTTTGGCGTGCAAGAGCCAGACGCCTCGCATGAGCCAGTAGAGATTGTCGCAGCAGGCGGTGAGTATGTTATTGCTCCAGAGAATGTCGAAAACCGCGTTGGAGGTGGTGACATTGAGGTTGGCCATAAAAATCTAGATGATTTTGTGAAAGCCTATAGAGCCAAGACGATTAAAACGCTTAGTGCGTTGCCGGGTCCGAAGCGCGATTAAAGGGGAATCGCATGCCTAGAAAACAAGTCGATGATGTTAAAGTAAGGGTTGCAACGCCTGAAGACGTTGAGCAGGTCATGAATATGGCCGCAATGGTTTGCAAGGAAAATGGCATATTTGAACCAAATATGGATAAAATCTTTGCAGATATTTGGCCTTCTCTGCATCAGCATTATGGGCTTGTCGGCGTTATTGGTGATCCAAACGAAGAGTTAGAAGGATTCGTCCTACTTCGTGTTGGCACAATGTGGTATTCAGACACGCCAATACTCGAAGAGAAGACAGTTTTTGTTCATCCGCGGCATCGTAAATGGAGCGGCGGTCGAGCAAGAAAACTATGCAAATTTTCAAAACAGGTCGCTGATGAGCTCAATATGCCGATGATTATTGGGATTTTGTCGAATACGCGAACAGGTGGTAAAATGCGCCTTTATGAGAGCGAGTTTGGTGCTCCCGCGGGCGGGTTTTTCTTATACAAAGCACGCACGGGAAGCTGGTCTGAGCAAGTTCCCATAGCTGCCGAATAAAGCTGGAGAAAATTAATGTGTGGCAAGGGATCTCAATCAGGCGGCGGAACGGGCGCTCTCGGATGGGGTGGCTTAGCGCCATCTCAACAGCAAACGGTTCAGGCGTCTCCTCAAGCCCTTGGATGGTATAATCAGGCGATGGGGCTGGCCCAGCAGGCCGTCAGCAAGCCCTATCAGCAGTTCGGCACACAGGCTTCAGATTTTGTCGCGCAGCTCAATGCGCAGCAACAGGCGGCGCAGCAGGGTATTCAGCAACAGGCGGCTGCGACTTCGCCATATGCTCAAATGGCTCCTCAGATGGCTGCGCAAGCCGGTATGGGAAATGCCGCGCAGTTGGCTGCCACGCAATATATGAACCCATATATGTCGCAGGTTGTGAATCCTGTTCAGCAGGCTCTTCAACAACAGCAGGCTCAACAATTATCTCAGCAGCAAACAGACGCTATTAAGGCTGGGGCTTTTGGCGGGTCTCGTTCAGACGTGGCGCGTGCGCTTCTTCAAGGTCAACAGCAGCTTGGCATGGGACAGGCTCTCAGCCCGCTTTATCAGACCGGGTATGGTCAGGCTCTTGGCGCTGCTCAAACAGATCTTGCGCGTCAATTGCAGGCAGCTCAGGGCCTTCAGGGCTCTGGTCTTACGGCTCAGCAAGCTTCTCTTGGAGCTGGCACGCTTGGCCAGCAGACACAACAGGCCGGTATCAGCGCCCTCCAGCAGCAGTTCAATCAGCAGCAGATGTGGCCTTATATGCAGGCTCAGTTCCTGTCAGGCATTGCGGGCGGTCTTGGCCCGCTTACGGGTCAGCAGACCTATCAGGCCGCGCCCATGTCGCCGTTTGGTAGCTTCCTTGGCTTCGCTGATGGCGGTTCCGTTGATGGTGACGATGCAGCTCGCATGGGTGGCGCTGTTATCGATGCTACCCCGGGCCAAGATTATTATGCAGGCGGCATTGCGCCTGCGGGCTACGCCAAGGGTGGTGTTTCTTACGCTGGCGGAGATATTGGCGACATCTTAAAGTCTGAAGCCGAAACGCTTCGTGAGGATCCCGAAGCTTATGCAAAGCTTCCAAGTGGTCAGATTCAGGCGGCTCACGGTCTTCAATCTGCAAATCTTGCACAGCCACAACAGAAGAAAACAGGTCTTTCGGACATTATTTCTGCAGGCAAAGAAGCTCTTGGTCTGGGCAAAGATGTCTATGATGTGGGTAAAGGCGCGTATGATTGGTGGAATAAACCATCTTCCGGCGTTAGCGGCGCGGCAGCTGCAGATGAATTAGCAAAATCTGGCGGAGCTCTTGGCGGCCTTGCGGATACCGCTTCTGGTTCTGGATTTTTAAGCGGTCTTGGTGATGCCGTTTCTTCCGGTCTCGGGTGGTTGGGTGATGCGGCCATGGCCTTGGCCCCCGTAGGCCTAGCTGACGGCGGTCGTGTCGGATACGACGATGGCGGTCCTATAGACGACATTTTTAACCGCGGAATTATTGGCGCAGAATCAGCTGGACGTCAGTTTGATCGTTATGGCCGCACGCTGACATCGCCAAAAGGCGCTGAAGGTATTTCTCAAATTATGCCGGGAACCGCTCCTGAAGCAGCTAAGCTTGCGGGATTGCCATATGATCCAGCCCGCGTTCGGAGCGATGAGGCTTACAACAAAGCTCTCGGTCGCGCTTATTACAACGAACAACTGCGCAAGTTTGGAACACCGGAGTTAGCGGCGGCAGCCTATAACGCTGGGCCCGGTCGCTTGCAGAGCGCGCTCCGTCAGGCTCAGGCGACTGGCCGTGACGTCATGAGCTTCTTGCCTGCCGAGACGCAGGCGTATGTGCCAAAAGTTATGGGTCGCGGTGTTACAGCTCCGGGCGGCGGCTTAGATCAAGCACGCGCAGAACTGTTAGCCAGCCGTCGCGCGATACCTATGGGAGACCCGCGTCGTCGCATGATGGCTCTTGATCAATCTAGCGGCGTTGTTCCTGCGTCATCTACGCCTCCATCAACGTCAGGCGTTTCTACAGGCGCTGCTAAAGAAGGAGGTCTTGGGGGCCTGCTTACTGAACAGAATGTCATTCCGGCCCTTATGGGTATTGGCAAAGGCATTTCTGGCATGATGAGCGCAAAGACTGTTTCGCCGGGTGCGGCTATTGCTGCAGGTCTTGGTGAAGGTCTTGCCGGTGGTGCAGAAAGCTATCTTGGCACGCAGAAGACGCTTGCTGATGTTGAAAATATTAAACAGCAAGCAGCCGAGCGCGCCGAGCTCGCAAAAAGAGCAGCTGCAGAAACACGCACTGAAGGAGCGCGCACAGGTCAGGTTGAGGCGCTTACTAAACAGATTGGCGCTGGCACTGAAAAGACATACGCAGAAATTGCTGGAAACTCCGTTAAGGAAGTTAATGGAATCACATACATCCAATACATTGATCCTAAGACTGGTGCTTACAGGATGATGAATATTGGAGAATGGAATACTCTTGATCCTTCAGAGCGTCCGTCAATCGACCCTCGCCTTGTATCTATTGCGCAAGAAGTAGAGGCAAAAAAACTTGCTTCTGGCGCTCCTTCTGGTGGTGGGGCTCCAGCGGTTGGAGGCGCACCGCGCGCTCCGTCTGGTGCAATGCCTGAAGCGCCAAAAGTTGCTCCCACTTCTACAACTTCAGTGCCTGAAGAAGTTGGGAAGTATGCTCAATCTGTTGCAATCAGCAAAAGTGGTTTGTCGCGTGAAGGTCGTGCTCAAGTGCCGGATCTTTTCTCGCCGCAAATTGAACTTGCACGAAATTCTGAAGAGCAAAAGAATAATTTGCTTCCTTTAATTGGAGCTCTTGCTGCGCTGCCGCCAAAACAAAGCGTNCTGACTTCTGGTAGACAGCAAGAAATTCTTAATCCTTTAGTAGGATATCTTGCAGGTATCGCTCGCACATTTGGTCAAGAAGAATTTGTTCTTAGTAAATTGCAGGCAAATCCTGAGATGTTAGCTGATACTGAAGAAGTTAAAAAGCTTGTTAATCAGATGCAGCAAACAGCTACGCAAAATAATCAGTTGCATGCATTTGGCGCGTTCAAAGAACTTGCTGAAGGCATTCCAAGCCTCCTCAATTCACCCGGAGCACAACGCAGACTTGCCGCTCAGCTT